GCGATCTAGCAGACCAGTTTTCCGAGATGAAAGGTGAGACGCTTGAAAAGGGCGAAGAGTGGCTTGACAAACTTGCCGAAATGACCGGCCTAGATAGTTTGATGGGGGCTGTTGGCGGCGGTACCGAGGGTGTCAAATCCGAAATTAAAGAAATGACTATCAGCCATCAATGTTATTTGCTAGCGCGCGCACAGGAGTTGGCCACTCTCAAAAAGACACACTTAGAGATACAAAACCCTAAAAAATTACCTTATTGGCATCCCGGCAAACCTAATCCCAACCCTCCTCCGTGTCGCAAAAGAGGAACTCCTCCAAAACCTCTTACTAAAAATGATAAGAAGAAACTGGCGAAAGCCCAGGAAACGGTAAGAAAGTTGACGACACAGAAAAAAACGGGTACTAAGGAGTACGAATCGGCGGCCTCTGTAGTAACCCGGCTTAGCCCGCTCCCGGAGTGTCCTGCTCCTTTTTATGCTTCCAACGCCTGCTTGATGGCTGATTGTGATCCGTTTACGTTTATGAATCGGCTTACTCAAAATCCAAATCAAGCTACGTTTTTTAATATGTCGCCTGCCCAGGTGTCAAGCCTTGTCCCTCGTATCAGACTTTATAAGGTGACTTTTGATGATAAAGGAGGAGAAACTCAGCGAGAAATTAATTTTAGCTCATACGCCACTTCCGACGATGTAAAGGATATTTTTTCTAATAAATTACGGCGTGGATTTGGGGTGGGCCTTAAAGACTTTGAATTTACTTACGATGGCAATAATCCCTTTGCAGCTAAAAAAAGCATCAAGGCCGAACTTACTATTTTTGCGAACAGTTTAGATGAGTTGTTTAAAGATCGTGGCGGATATAAATATGTGGATTTGGCTCTGAAAACGGGCGGCCCAGCCGAAGATGCGACGCCGCCCCCTGCACCCCCCGTAGATTCCAACAACGTGACTAAACAGGCATATAGAGAACATATTAAAAACCTTCAAGAACTACGCTTTCGCATTAAAGCTGTGGTAGGGTGGGCAGACCCCCAGGCCGTTGGCGCGCCCTCTCACATTGATACCGATCTGATGAACGCCATTTCTGAATCATATGTTACCCTTAATTTAACCCCGACGACTCATGATTTTAAATTAGACGAAATGGGTCGTGTTACTTTCACTATCTCCTATCTTGCATACGTAGATGAGTTTTACGGAGACGCTAAGTTTAATGTATTTTCTGATCCCGGAGTAGAACTTGAACGTACCATCAGGCGTTTGTCTAAAAAGAAGGCCCAAACTGAATGTGATTCCACCACCCCTAGTGATGAGGAAAACAAGCGAATTCAAGGTGAAAATCAAAAAAGTCTCGCGAGTCTATTTAAGAGACTACAGGATCGAGGTCGACTGAAATGGTTAAGCGCCAGCACTTCCGACATTAAAAAACTTAAAAGTGAAGGGCCAGCCATGAAATTTGCGGGTGGCGCCATGAAGCGCAATCAAATTCTAGACAGCGCGCCCAACGATGGCCCAGGAGTCGTTCCTATCTCCTTTGTATTTGTAAGTGATTTGTTGGACACAATTCTGGAAAACCTAGAGGTGACTCTTAGTACGATGCCTACACTGCTAGCCAAAAGTGCAGGACTCAAGCAACATGTTGAACAACATTTGGTAGATCCGGATGATGTAGCGCGCGAGATCGGAGATTATGTTAAGTTTTATAAACAGTTTACGAGATTTAGAGTCCTTTTGGGGCCGATGGAAATGCGCAGCGCCCGTGATGATGCCATTAATAAATTTTCTTTAATCAACATGGGAGATTTGCCGATTGCCACTCAATATCTTAACGAATGGTTGGCCGCAAACTTCCTAAAGACTTCCCGCACTATTTATCCCCTAAGCACTTTTCTTACAGATTTATTTAATCAACTGGTGAGAAACTTTTTGAATGGTGCTGATTGTTTTGGAGAAGCAACGGGAGATCTGCGCACCCGCCTCAATCAAGCAGTAATAACCTCCTATGATACAAAAGATGGAAACGATAAGCATGATCGAATCACCAAACTTCTGGCGCGCCCATCTGCGTGGGGACCACAGCGGCCCTATCGGGATGGAGTCTGGGCCTCCCGACTGCCCTTGGCGATGGCGCCCAATACTCCCCTCTTGCGTATAGCTGGGCCGATAGATTTGCCTATAGCCTCCGGCGGCGCAGAACAGGAAATCCACTATTTAACCTTTTTCGTTGGGCGGTCAGCGCCAGCCGAACAGATGCAGGGCATCAAAAAGTCCTACAAAGACAAAGCGGGCGTTATTGTACCGGGTGACGAAGCCCGAGGAATTTTTCATTATGCGATTGGGCAGCGCGCCGGAATTGTTAAAAAAATAAAATTAGCTAAGACTGAATCCAAATATCTTAAAGAAGTGAGATTCGAACAAGAAGGATATGCGGGCCTTGAACAGCTGCGGGAAGTATATGATGTAGAAATCGACACTTTTCCAAATGTGCGCACATATCCCGGCACCTATATTTATGTCGACCCCCGAGGNTTTGCTCCTGATAGTGGGGTTGCCGACGGGAGTATTGATCTTACTCAATTCGGAGTCGGCGGATATTGTATGATCATCCGATCAACGACGCGACTTGGGCCCGGCGTCGCCAATACCCACCTCACCGCGAAGTGGGTTGCCTCCAAAGAGGCCCAAACTATTGCAGATGTTCCACCCACACAAGCAGAGACTAAATGTGAAGAAACCGCTCAATTGCGCAAAGGTGCATCTTTTAGCATGGATTGGTCTGGTATAGGGGATTCTTTGGAAGGGCAATTGCTTAGTCTCTGGGAAGACACCAAAGAATTTGCTTCGGAGAAACTAGATAGTGTTAGCTCCTGGGCCGAAAAGGAATGGGAGCAAATAGATCTCAATCCGCTTGATTAACGACTGAGACCATCATTAATAGTTATAAGGAAAATATACAATGGCAGATTTTTTTGTAGACTCCAATGGCGCCGGCTCGCGCGAACTATTTGAAAAACGCATATACTATAGAAATCAGATTTCGCAACTTGCTCCATCTATAACAAATTTTAATTTTGGAGAGAAATATTTTTATGGGAGAGTAGATCGTCATTTTGTGCCCATTGTGGTGAAAACAAATCTTTTAGAGCAATTTAAGGCCGATCTCGTAGAAGGCACAGGCGCCGGTGATCTTAATTTTGTGGTACGCGCATTTAATGATGTTCAACAACAATTTAAAAAGTGTGCAATGACACGAAAAATCGCTACCGACGATCCCTTCCTAAGTAATTTAAGGGTATACGGAGCAATCGCAAGTCATCGGACTTTATATTCGGATCATCTCGCTGAGCAATTTAACTTGATTAAAAGAGCTTTCGAGGCTCAGCCCATAAGAGTGAGAAATTTTGAACAGTTTATGGACTTGTTTTTAAAAATTAAACAAGATAGGTTTTATAAAACTCCTTTTACAAAACCAGCATTCATCAAAAGTGCACTGTGTCCCTTGAATGCTAGTGGACTAGTGATTGAAATCGCGGACATTGAAGCTGACAACGACGCAGAAAAGATTGAAAAAATTGTTAGGAGCAAAAACTGGAACTTTTTTATTAATGCATGTAATTCATATGGTTTTATGGTGGACGAAAACGTTCCTTATCGTATGGTAGCCGATATTGGCTCTGCCTATATGCTTCACTATGCCTCTCAAGATAATTTTTACACAACTGATCACATTCTCGACGAAGCTTATCAATATGCCCACGATGAATATTTTCCTCATTTTAAATACTACTTGTTGCGTCTTTACAATAAGGTGCGCACTCAGAGTTTTCTCGAACGGACGGAGTGCGAAGGCCACACAGTTATTAAAAAAATTGCCCCTAAAAAATATTCCAAAGCAGACTTTGATGCCCTCTTTCATGAAAAGCAATTTGTATATTGGTATTGTAAAATTAGATTGTTGGAAGAGACCACGTCCTTGCGCCCTGACCAACAAGAAGTGTTAATAGATGATGTCCGGGAACTCCATCAAAGCAACGGAGTTTCAGAAGCTCTTAAAGTTTTTGAACTAATAATCAACAAACCATTTGACTATAGCGGCTCTTTGGGTTATATTTATAACAAGCTCCGGGCCCGGGCAGACGCGAGCCCAGGCAAACACAACGTACGAAGCGCTACTTCCCCCATGGGAGGCGGCAAATCGGGAGGTAGTTATTGATTTTTCAGACCCTAGATGATAAATCGGAATGTGTTGGTGTATATGTGGATGGCAAGTTATGGTTTGACGAACCTCCATCGAGTTTGACCAAGACATGGCGCTATAGTGGGTATATTCCTCCAGAAGAAAAAGTGGAGTATGCCTGGATTTACGGCAATGGGCTTTCTTTACAAGAGGCATGCCCCGATCACCTACTGACACGTTACGAAAAAATTCGTAAAAAAATAGCAGCCTATAAAAAATCGTTTGATATCGCCAAGGTTAATTTGCGCCACCACTGTTTTTTTGATTTAGTGCCTCATGACGCCTTGTTAGAATTTTGCGAGGTTAAAAATCAAATTACAGAACATGTGATAGAGCACAATGAGCGCCCTTCCAATTATGACCATATGGATAAGGCATATAAATTGCTTTTTAAGATAAAGCAACGCGACTTAAATCTAAACAATGAAGATTGTCGCAACCTTTTTGTACAAAGTGGCTTGCGACATGCTTCGCAAAAGATTTTAAATGGACCTCGTCATATAGATTATAATCTTTTTGGAACGATCACGGGCCGCCTGACAACAAGTCCCAGATCACTCCCCATTCTGACAATGAAAAAAGAATTGCGTAGGCTCATTAAGCCGCACCACGATTGGTTTGTCTCCTTGGATTATAACGGCGCGGAGGTGCGCACACTTTTGGCACTCTCCGGAGAAGAACAGCCGAGAGGAGATATCCACGAGTGGAATATTGTAAATGTTTTTAAAAACACTGGGATGGATCGCGATACCGCCAAGACAACATTTTTTGCATGGCTCTACAACCCAGATGCTGACCATATAAGCGCTTCTTATTATAATCGTCAAAAAGTACTTGACACTTACTACGATGAGGGGTATATTAATACTGTATTTGACAGGCATATTCTTGTGAATGAGTGGAAGGCGTTCAATTATTTGATTCAAAGTACGACGGCCGACTTGGTTATCGAGAGGGCCATCGCGATGGATGAGTTTTTACAGGATAAGAAATCGTTTGTTTCTCATATTGTACATGATGAAATTGTGCTTGATTTTGCGGACGAGGAACGCCATTTAATCCCCGAAATTAAAGAGATGTTCGCAAATAACCAATTAGGGAAATTTATGGTTAATTTAAAAGCCGGCAAAAACTATTATGATTTAGAGAATCTAGATATATGATATCGGTTATAGGCATCGGCTCTGGCGCGTCTGCCATCGCAGAGAAGTTCGCAGAAACACCTCAATACGAGGTGTATAAATTAAATGATGAGATAATCAAAAATTCTAAGCGAGAATATAAACTTGATAAATTCGATAGCCCAGAAGAATACGAAAAGCACATCCCTAATTTGAAAAACTTTTTCAAAGATTTACGCCAGCAAATACAGGTGTTTATAGTTGGCACAGCATATAGCTCCAACTATTCATTGGGAATCTTGGAGCAACTACGAGGGCGAAAGGTAGATGTATTTTATATTAAGCCGGATATTGAACTAGTAAACGGCGAACGTCGGCTAGTGGAAAATATGACCTTTGGAGTGTTGCAAGAGTATGCTCGGTCTGGCCTTCTTAATTCTTTTACTATCTTTTCTAATGTAGAGGTTGAAAAAACACTGGGGAATGTTCCGATTAAAGGGTATTATGACACCCTTAATGCATGCATTTTTGCAGCGGTCCATTATGCTAATTATTTTGCTCATGCTGACCCGGAAATTGGTCAAGTATCAAAACCTGCCGCGATTAATCGTATCCGTAGTATCGGAGCACTCGATATGAAAAATTTAGAAGAAAAATGGTTTTTTGAGCTTGACAGAGAGCGAGATCTGTGTTATTATTTATGTATAAATGGAGAAAGANTAGAAAAGGAAGGAATGTTGCACCAAAGGATTGTAGATATGCTCAAAAAGAAGCCATCGAATGCTTTTCGCAAGATTTCATATGCGATTTATGAAACTCCGTATACCGATTTTGGGTACGTCGTGGCCCATACAAACACGATACAACAACAAAATACTCTTGACAAGATAGATTGAGAGTGTTATATTAGATATCAAGGAACGCTTGATATACTCTAACCATAAACAACAAAGGAGACAAAAATGTCAATCAATATGGAACTAATGAAAAAGAAACTGGCCACGTTACGTGGCGAAGGAACAAGGGAGCAGTCGGTCTGGTTTAAGCCAGACGAGGGAGATCAAGACATTCGCATTGTCCCAGCACCTGATGGTGATCCACTTAAGGAAATGTATTTCCACTATAATGTGGGAGATCATCGTGGGGGAATCGTATGTCCGAAGCGCAACTTTGATGATCCGTGTCCTATTTGTGAGTTTGCATCACAATTATGGCGAGAAGGTGTCGACAAGAATGACGACGAAAGCAAGAAGCTTGCTAAGTCACTTTTTGTTCGTGCGCGCTTTTTCTCACCAGTCGTGGTGCGCGGCCGCGAAGACGAAGGCGTTAAGATCTATGGATATGGAAAGCGTGCCTATGAAAATCTTCTAGGGTACATTCTTGATCCGGACTATGGAGATATCACCGACTCGTTGGAGGGGACGGATATTTCACTTACCTACACTAAGCCCACCGCTCCCGGCGCTTATCCCCAAACAAACCTTAAGATGCGCCGAAACACTTCCCCGCTTTTGGAGGACACGGATGCTATCCCCGCCCTCCTTGACAGCATCCCGGATTTTGACCCTCTCTTTGAGCGTCTAACCGCAGCCCAAATTGATGCCATCCTTGATGAGCAACTAGCCGGCGACGGAAGTGCAGAATCTCGTTCGAAGGAAACCACGAAGTACAGCAGTGGCAAGAATGACGTGGACCGAGCGTTTAATGAACTGATGGCCACCAAGTAAGGTTTGTGTAATGCCGCTGGCGCCCCGGCCGGGAAAATAGGGCGCCGCATTTTTTTAAGGAGGCACAATGGCTAGAAAAGCCAAAGAACCCAAAGCTGGTCGTGTATCTATGCACGACCTAATGAGTCTTGTTAACAAGAAAGCCGGCCGCAATGTTGCTCATGATTTAACAGGTGATAACCCCACCGAAGTAAAAGAGTGGATTCCCACCGGCTCACGTTGGTTAGACTCCATCGTTTGCAAGGGCCGCGTAGCCGGAATCCCCGTTGGGAAGGTTACAGAACTCGCTGGTCTGGAGAGTACAGGCAAATCCTACATGGCAGCGCAGATAGCCGCAAACGCCCAGAAACAGGGCAAGATGATTGTTTACTTCGATTCTGAGTCAGCTATCGACCCAGGCTTCTTGGAGCGCGCAGGATGCGACCTAGGACGTTTAATGTACGTCCAGGCGTCTTCTGTGGAGTTTGTTCTGGAGACGGTGGAAGAGTTGCTCGGAGCAACTGATCAACAGCTTGTATTTATTTGGGATTCTCTCGCTCTCACTCCATCGGTGTCCGATGTGGAGGGAGATTTTAATCCCCAATCTTCGATGGCGGTAAAGGCTCGCATTCTTGCAAAGGGAATGTCGAAATTGATCATCCCCATCGCAGATAAGCAAGCAACCTTCGTGGTTCTCAACCAACTTAAGACCAACATCCCCAGCGGTCCTAATGCGCGCATCATTGCGATGACCACCCCCTACATGACGCCGGGTGGAAAGGCGATGCACTATTCGTATTCGCTACGTATCTGGCTCACCGGCCGCAAGGCCAAGGCATCTTTCATCGAAGATGATAAGGGATTCCGCATCGGCTCAGAAGTTAAGGTAAAGCTGGAGAAATCACGATTTGGAACACAAGGAAGAACCTGTGCTTTCCGCATTCTATGGGGAACAGAGGATATCGGCATTCGTGATGAAGAATCATGGTTCGATGCCGTGAAGGGATCGGAATGTCTAAAGAGCGCCGGCGCATGGTACACGCTTTCGCTACCGGATGGATACGAGAAGAAGTTCCAACCCTCTAAGTGGTGTGAATTGATACAATCAGATGAAGAGTTTAGAACCCATATCTTGAACCTAATGGATGAAGAGGTTGTACAAAAGTTCGACAAACGAGAAGGTACAGCCGATCAGTTTTACTCTGATCCTGAATAAAAACGCTTGACAGCCCTCCTGTGATCAGTTATACTTAGGTATAAGCTTGTAGGAGGGCTTTATGTCAACATATGCCCAAGAGTACAATTCACCGTACAGTGCGGAGAAGTTTCATGGTTACTCCGGTAAAACACGCCGGTACATGGAACTTGCGAAGCGAGTGGCTCACCAGTCTGCTTATCCAGATTATCGCCATGGAGCAGTTTTGGTGAAAGGGTCTATTCGGAACGTCTCCTTTAATAAAAATAACTATTGTGCGTTTGGTTCTCGATTCCAACGAGAACACGAGGGCCGCACCACCCTTCATGCAGAGTTGGGAGCAATTCTAGGTATGGACCGTAGTATTACGGAAGGTGCAACGATTTATGTAGCACGCGTGGGAAAGGAAGGAGAATACAAACTTTCCAAACCCTGCTCCATGTGCCACGAAGCGCTTAAGCATGTGGGCGTCAAGCGCGTAGTATACACCATTAATAATAAAAAAGCAGGAAGTTACAAACTATGAAACGAGTACTCATTATTGATGCCCTCAATATGTTTTTGAGAGCCTACATTGTTGATCCCAGCCTCTCTAATAATGGAGAACCCATTGGAGGTTTCAAGGGTTCACTTAAGATTGTCCAAAAGCTTGTGCGTATGACAAAGCCCAACGAAATTGTAATTGTGTGGGATGGCCCTAACGGCTCTCAAAAGCGCCGCAGTTTGGATAAGAACTACAAGGCGGGAAGAAAGCCAATCCGGCTTAACCGCAGCGTAAAGGCGTTCTCCGAGAACGAAGAGATGCAGAATAGAATTTGGCAGCAACGTCGCTCTATGGAATATTTTAATGAAATGCCCATCATTCAGGTGATGTTACCAGAGGTAGAGGCTGACGACGTTATTTCATACCTTACCCAGATGCCCCACTATGACGGATGGCAGAAGGTGATTGTCTCCAATGACAAAGATTTTTATCAACTCTGTGATGACGAAACCGTTGTATACCGCCCCACCAGCGATGTTGTATACAACACAAGACGCATCGTAGAAGAGTTGGGTGTACACCCGCGCAATATGGCGCTGGCCCGAGCGCTCGTGGGAGACGCCTCCGACAACTTGGCTGGGATTAAATCTGTGGGCTTTAAAACAATTCAGCGCCGGCTTGGTTTCCTGGGGGCTGACAAAGACTATACCATTGATGATGTGGTTTCTTATTGTGAAAAAGTGGACAAACCTCTTAAATTTCATCATAATATTATGAATGGAGAAGAAATTATCGCCCATAACTATAAAATGATGCAACTTTATTCTCCCATGCTTTCGCCACAATCAAAGGACTTTGTTCGGAACGCTGTGGAGAATTTTAAGTGTACTTTCAGTAAGATAGAGATTATGAAGAAAATGCGGGATGACGGCTTTGGAGAACTCAATTGGAAAGACCTTGAACTGCATCTAAATAAAATTAATTCTGAGTGCTAATTTGCTTGACTTTACAGAACATTCTGTTATATTTAGTAATGCGAAGGCGGGGTGAAGTTTGAGCGAGAAAACTACTTTCAGTCGTTATGGAAAAGCCTTCCAAGAGGGGCTTGTTCAGATTATCTACGAGGACCGACCCTTTGCCGATCAAATTACCGAAGTGTTGGATATTACATTCTTAGAACTTGAATATTTGCGCATCTTTGTAAGCAAGATCGTAGGATACAGAGAACGCTATGGAACGCATCCGTCGCCAGAAGCGATTATCACCATTCTTCGAACCGATCTAGACGAGGAAGATTCCGTCGTCCAGAAGCAGGTGCGCGATTACTTCGCCAAAATTACCGCCAAAGAAGCTACAGATGTTCAGTATATTAAAGAGCAGTCGCTTGATTTTTGCCGCAAGCAAAATCTTAAGGAAGCTATGCTCAAGTCAGTGGGTCTTTTGCAATCATGCTCTTTTGATGAGATTTCTAAAACCATCAACGATTCTTTGCGGTTAGGCTCTGATACTAATTTTGGATATGACTATATAGCTGATTTTGAGCAGCGATTTGTCCCTAAGCATCGCCTACCCATTACTACTGGCTGGCAAGAGATTGATGCCATATGTGGTGGTGGCCTGGGAAAGAGTGAGCTTGGTGTTGTCATTGCTCCCACGGGCGCAGGCAAATCATTTTGCTTGGTGCACCTCGGCGCCGAAGGATTGAAAGAAGGAAAAGTAGTTGTTCATTATACTTTAGAGCTGCAGGACACGATTATTGCAAATCGCTACGATAGTTGCTTAACAGGATACCCACTTTCTGATATTATTAACTTTAAAGAAGAGGTGTATGACGAGATTAAGGATATTGAAGGAAAGCTGATTATTAAAGAGTATGCAACTAAATCAGCTACCACCAACACTATTAAATCTCATTTAACCAGATTGCTTAAGCGAGGTATTAAGCCGGGCATGATCATTGTTGATTATGGTGATCTTTTAAGACCGGTTACCATAAGAAAGGAAAAGAGAACCGAATTAGAATCTATTTACGAAGAGCTTCGTGCAATCTCCACCGAATTTGCATGTCCTGTCTGGACCGCATCGCAAACGAATCGTTCAGGACTCAACGCAGAGGTGATTACAATGGAGCAGATTTCCGAAGCCTTCAATAAGTGTTTTGTGGCAGATTTCATTTTTTCGGTATCTCGCACCATAGAAGACAAGCAAAACAACCAAGGCAAAATATACATTGCCAAGAATAGAAACGGCCCAGATGGGATGATATATGATATTTTTATGGACCCCTCCAATGCCACTATTAAAATAATGCCTCAACACGGGCACAATGGTCAGGGGACGATCCCACTCAATCCGGTGGCATTAAGCGCCAGCATGCAGAAAGGATTGTTACAAAACAAGTATGAAAAATTTAGAAAAAGGAAATAAAATATAAAATGAGAACAATTGAAAACATACGCAGATTCCGACTATCAGACACCTTTATTGAGCCCTATAAAAATGCTGAAGTGCCATGGGGGCCTCTGGGATATATCACTTTTAAGCGTACTTACGCTAGACGTCTAAATGAGTTTGATCCTGACGCCTCCGGCAGCGAAGAATGGTGGCAGACATGCCGCCGCGTCGTCGAAGGGATGTTTAATATGCAAAAACAACATGTCTTTCAACTTGGCTTAGAGTGGAACGACAGCAAGGCCCAACAAACAGCTAAAGAAGCGTATGATCGTTTGTTCACTTTAAAGTGGACGCCACCTGGCCGCGGCCTCTGGATGATGGGGACTAAGTTCGTGGAAGAAAGAACGGCTGCTGGTCTTTTTAATTGTGCTTTCCGCTCCACACGTGACTTGGCCACCAAGGGGGGTTACTTGTTCGCATGGATGATGGATGCTTTGATGGTAGGAGTAGGCGTCGGGTTTGATACCGAAGGTGCAGGCACGGTTACAGTGCAAGAGCCAGAATATACTAATGATACTCTTGTAATTGATGATTCTCGGGAGGGTTGGGTAAACTCAGTTCACTCCCTTCTCGATGGGTTTTTCTTCGGGAGTAAAGTTCCCAAATTTGATTTCTCAGCTATTAGGCCAATCGGTGCCCTTATCAAGGGGTTTGGAGGAACGTCTAGCGGCCCAGCACCATTGATAGAGTTGCATGAGCACCTCAAAGATCTTTACACCAATAAAATTGGTGAATCTATTACGTCTGTTGACATTGTAGACACAGAAAATCTTATTGGACGCTGCGTGGTGGCAGGAAATGTGCGCCGCTCCGCCGCTCTCGCTATGGGGAAATATGATGACATGCGCTATTTGGAAATGAAGAACGACCAAGAAAAGCTTTACCATCACCGGTGGGGATCTAACAACTCATTTAACGCACAGGTGGGTATGGACTATACATGGCACGCTTCGCAAAGCCAGAAGAATGGCGAGCCCGGATATATTTGGCTCAACAATGCGCGCACACGCGGCCGCTTTAAAGATGGCCCAAGATACGATGATGTTAATGTAGCCGGCTTTAATCCGTGCGTAGAACAACAATTAGAAGATGCAGAATTGTGCTGCTTAGTAGAGACTTATCCGGCCAAGCATGAGGATCTTGAAGATTACTTGCGCACTTTAAAAATTGCATACTTGTACGGCAAAACCATTACCTTATCCAACACCCACTGGCCCGAGACAAACGCAAAGATGCTTAAGAACCGTCGCATCGGATTGTCTCAATCAGGTGTGGTGCAGGCATTTAATAGGTTTGGGCGCCGAGAGGTATATGATATGTGCGATAAAGCATATGCCTACGTTAAAGAGTTAGACGAAGAATATTCAAACTGGCTCTGTATCCCGAAGTCTATTCGAATGACGTCCATCAAGCCTTCGGGAACAGTATCCTTACTAAATGGATCTACGCCCGGGATTCATTTTCCCGAAAATGATTATTACATCCGGCGTATTCGGTTCTCTCAAACTTCGCCATTACTGGATAAGTTGACAGATGCCGGTTATAAAATTGAAGACGACAAGTATTCACCCAACACCTCGGTAGTAGAATTTCCAGTGCACGAGCCTTATTATACGCAAGGAAAGAAAGATGTTTCTCTTTGGGAACAGCTTGAAATTGCGGCTCAGTATCAATATTATTGGGCTGATAATTCGGTATCGGTAACTGTAACATTTAAGCCAGAGGAGGCTTCTGAAATTAAAAGCGCTCTTGAACTTTATGAAACAAGACTCAAGGCTGTTTCTTTTCTAAGATACGAAGAGACAGGATATGAGCAGGCGCCTTATGAAGCTATCACAAAGCGCCGCTACGAGAAAATGATGTCTAAGATTACGCCGCTGCAGCGTTTTCAAGACGAAGAAGGTGGAACAGGTACAAAATTCTGTACCAACGATACTTGCACAATATAGGAGGAAAAGTGAACTTTAATCACTTAATGGAAGAGAAGTTTATAAAAAGACAATGTAAAGTAGGACACGAGGAGTGCTATTGGATTCCTGTGGGAAATATTAGATCGACACAAGGCAACAATGTCCACATGACTATGTTTTGTAAGCACTGCGGGAGACGAGAAGATATTTTTCTCACCAAGCAGGATTATGAAACGCAAGAACGATTGATTTTGAAGGAGATTCACGATGTTCATGCCAGTTAACCGGTATATTTTAATTGATGTACCCGCCACATCTGAGAAAAACACAGAATCTCTAATCGTGCTGCCCGAGGATTATAAACCCGAAGAAGAAAGGTATATCACGGTAAATGCGGTGTCTGCCGCCGACGACGTACGTTTTGAGATAGAAGAGGCCAGTGGACTGGTCGTAGATAGAAGTATGATTGAGCAAATAAGCATTCGCGGAACTATTTATAATGTAATTTTAGACAATTATGTGATAGGAATCATTAATTAAATAGGAAAATACAATGCATGGACAAGCACTTTTACAACGAGGCCTCCTCTAAAAAGTTAGGATGGGCGCCAAGTTGGTTCGGAGAGAAATATTTTGATGATAAACTCGTCCGCGCAATTAAAAAATGGCAAAAAGCACGTGCCCTAACCGGCGATGGCCTCTGTGGGCCGATGACTTTCCGGCGACTCTGGACCGAAAGACAAGCAGAGATTGACGATTATAAGCCCGCAGCCCGCCACTACTCCAATTACATTGTATATAATGGAGAATTCCACCCTATTGAGTGGGACAAGTTTGTATTGTGGCCCGAGAAAGGCGGCCTGGAAACGAAGGCCGGCCAGTATTATGATTATTCGGGGCGTCCAAAACGAAAGCTGAGATATTTTGTAAATCACTGGGATGTGTGTCTCTCTTCTAAGTCGTGCCAAAGTGTGTTAGACAAGCGCGGCGCATCGGTGCACTTTCTGATTGATAATGACGGCACTATTTATCAAACCCTAGATATACAGCATGCCGCATGGCACGCGGGCTCTGCGCGCACCAACAGACCCTCGGTGGGGGTGGAAATTAGCAATGCATATTATCCCAAGTATCAAGAATGGTATGTAAAGAATGGATTTGGAGAGCGCCCCCTTACCGAAGGCGCTTGGGTGCATGGAAGCCAACTAGATCCCTTTCTCGGGTTTTATCCTCGACAACTTGAGGCCCTTAAAGCGCTATGGAAAGCCATACACGGAGCTACCGGAATTCCTTACGACACTCCCCTTAAGCAAAACGGAAACACTGAAACAAAATACGTTCAAGATGTAGCCTATGGTAGTTTTTCGGGTTTTGTGAGTCATTATCATGTAAGTAAATCTAAGATTGATTGTGCAGGATTAGATCTCAAAACTCTTTTAGATGAAGTTAAATATGACATTGATATATTGGATCAGATAAAGAACGACTAAAATGTAATAATCCCTAGTTATTACATGGGCTTTCTGTTGCTATGTTTCTTAGGATGTTTTGTAGCAGCCCCCCAAGACTATGCAATTTTAAGTGTCAATGCAACTACCGTTACTGACACATTTGCCGTTGGCAAGCCATATCAAAAAGCAAAATGGAAAACAACCCCAACCATAAGAGTCTGTGCAACCACAGGAGTTTCCACATATAGGGCAGCACAGGCGGCTCGATATTGGGAAAGCATCGGGTATGTGTTTAAAGATATCAGAAAAGATCCTTTTTCCACCTGCATGAACCCACGTGTAGGTGAGATAATAGTAACATTACCGGAAGTGGGATTTGCAGATAGTCATATGGCGTCTACTAAAATATACACCGATAAAGAAACAGGCGTTATAGTGAAAGCAAAGATTCATATTTTACCTAAACATGCGAGAAAAGATCGAGTGCTGGAGCATGAGCTAGGACATGCGTTAGGGTGGATGCACTACAGACAGAAATTTCACATAATGCACCCCAACTGGCATCAAGGTGGCTATGATCACAGCGGAATTAGGAAGTGAAGTGTTTAAGTATGATAAAATAGTGATTGGCAGTTCAATGTCAGCAGTTTTATATGCCTTCGTTAAAAATTATCCTATTTTTTTTGCTGAGGAACATCGCCCTTTTCGGTTTGATTATTTCGATCCACACATAGACTTATCGTGCTTAAAAATTCCCGGAGCTGCAAAAAGTTTAACGACATTTGAAGGGGAAAAGAAAGTTGGTGTTCCTAAAGAAATTCTTTGGGAAAGATTGCTTTTTTTAATGGCCGTTACTGGTCAATCGCCTCTCTCTAACTTGTGCGGTACTGTGCGTTACGATGGTGATACGGTAGTATGTTCAAATGAATATTCCAAAATAATGGAATTTACATTTAAGGAGTGCTTTTATTTTACGGATAAAAATGCTACGGGATTTGTGGAGCAAAAAAGCCTTGACGACGATACGTATATATGTTATGATTATATTGGATTCAATAAAGGTGGTAAGCACGAAATTGACTACATTAAAACTTCAGATGATTTTGTTAGGGAGATATGGTTTTATCCTTCCGACCGTATTGATGGAAATACTCCTGTTAAAGATGCTTGTGCTGTCTCAGTCGTAAAAGCAGAACAACTCCCTCATTTTGAATTCTCACAAACAATGTCGCGATTTAAAGTAATAGACGAAATGGAAAAGAGAGGAATGAAAGGAACATTTGCGCATGACTACACCACAGCAGGAAACCCCAAGCATTACAAATTTAGAACAACTAGCATTAACCGCGAAACAAATAAGCAACCAAATGAACTCACACCAGAAGCCGACAATATTAAAATTGCGAAAGATAGCGAAGAAAGTATGCTCAAAGATTTACCATCGGCTTGTATGGCCTACGATAGATTTTTGAGGTATTGGTGAGTAAAATACATTTGGCAGGCATCGTTCCGGTGGCTGGCCTCCAATCAGATTTTGACTTGAAAACGCCCCCTGTTTTATTGCCCGTAAACACAGGGTTTACAGCCATCCAGAAATCCGTTTTTGAATGTGCGATGGCGGGGTGCAACACCATTTGGATTGTGGCCAATGATGATTTAGCCCCCCTTGTGCGCACAGTGGTAGGGGAATGGGTATATGATCCTGTTTATTATCAGCGCCCTTCTAAATTTAGTTCGGAAGAACGAAAAGAAATACCTATTTATTATGTTCCAATCCACCCCAAGGATCGCGACCGACGCGATTCATATGGGTGGTCGGTATTATATGGGGCTTATTCCGCATGGAAGGTGGCCTTTAAAATTTCGCAATGGATCACACCAGACAAATATTATGTTTCATTCCCTATGGCCGCCTATGATATCTATCGTATTCGCGACTATCGGAAAGAAATTAAACACAAAGAAAATAATTTTTTCTTAACGCATGACGGTAAGTCCGTTAAAGACAACAAACCATTAGCATTCACATTTACAGGAGAAGATTTTAAACAATGCAGACGTTCAGTAAACCAACTAACAACAAGGGAGTATTTACCCCCTTCACCCGGCCAGCAATACCC